CTCTTTCGCACGATGACGGCATTGATGCCGTTGCATACGTTGACCAAATGGCTAGCGCCATCTATGCTGATCCTGAAGACATAGAAGAATGGCAAGCCCTTGACTTAGATAGCGGGTATTGATGAGCACAGTTCGCACACAAGGTAACGAGATTCTGGTGGATCCTCCCAAGGAGGAGTCCCAATCGTATTCCTCGCTCTCAGCGGATATTGCACTCGCTGGTTGGGTTATGGGGAAGGTGGATGCATGGGAAGACCATCGCAACACCGCTTACGCTAAGAGATGGAAAGAGTACTGGCGCATGTGGCGCGGACTCTGGCACTCTGACGATAAGAACCGTGCCTCCGAGAGATCACGCCTCATAGCTCCTGCACTGTCGCAGGCCATCGAAGCCAGCGCAGCAGAAGTTGAGACTGCCCTGCTTGACAAGTCCAACTGGATTGACATTGCTGACAATTATGGCGATCAGGCTCCTCAAGATGTTATGGTTGCACGGGATAACCTCCTGTGTGATCTGGATGCTGTCAACGCTAAGGAAGTTGTCAAAGAAGCTATCCTGAATGCTGCCATATTCGGCACTGGCATCATCAAGCTGAATGTCCAGATCTCGGACGTGGATAAGGTCGTTCGCGGCCCAGACAAGCGTCTGAAGCGCGAGCAAAAAGAGAAAGTTCTGGTCGTACCTGAGTGTGTACGCCCCGATGAGTTTATCCCTGATCCCGCTGCCAAGACCTTAGAAGAAGGGATGGGTTGCGCGGTCAAACTGGTAAAACCTCAGCACTACGTTCTGGAGAAGATCAAGACTGGGGAATACCGCCGTGAAGCCCTCGCCCTGCTGGCACCTTCGCAGAAGAGCCGGTCTGGGCATGAGGTTGATTTTGGTGTGGATGCTTCCGCTACGCTGGTCGTAGCCGATGCTGAACCCATCGAGATCACAGAGTACCAAGGGAAGGTTCCTGCTGGCCTGCTCGATAAGATCGTAAACGGCAGTAGCGAACTCCCGGCTGATGCTATTCTCGGCATCGGTGATCCGTCCGACGAGACTCTCGTTGAGGCAATCGTAACAATCGCCAACGGCGGCGTAGTTCTACGCGCTATGGTGAACCCCTTTGTCTATGGGGATCGGGGATTTCTTGTAACGCCTTGGGAACAGGTACCGGGACGGTTCTGGGGTCGAGGTGTAGGTGAGAAGGGCTGGAACCCGCAGAAGGGACTTGACGCAGAATTGCGCTCCCGGCAGGACAGCTTGGGGTATATCTCTGCCCCCATGATCGGCGTGGACGCCGGTAGGCTACCGAAGGGCTTCCGCATGGAGGTTAAGCCCGGTAAGGTATGGACTACCAACGGGCCTCCCCGTGAGATCATTCAGCCCCTTGAGATGGGTGCATTGCAGCAAGCCACGTTTGCACAGACGCAGGAAATGGAGCGTATGGTGCAGATGGGTACTGGTGCATTCGATACGGCAGCAGCGCTGAACTCACAGTCGCAGTCTGGTGCCAATTCAGCAGGATCCAACTCTGCAATGATGGGAGCCTTTGTGAAACGCGCAAAGCGCGCAGCTTCCACGATAGAGCGCAACCTGATCGTACCGCTGGTACGCAAGTCGCTCTGGCGATACATGCAGTTTGACCCTGAGCGTTACCCGACTGATTTTGAATTCAAAGTCAACGGCAGCATGGGCATCATGGCCCGGGAAGTAGAAAGCATGCAGCTTACGCAGTTGCTTGGAATGCTCCCGCAGGAAGTCGCCCCAGCCGTTGCACTGGCAACAGCCAAGGGCATAGTTGACCTCTCCAGCGTATCAAACAAGGCTGAGATCAACGCTGCCATAGACAAGGCTCTTCAACCTCCCCCTCCGGAGGTTCAGAGGAAGCAGCAGGAATTGGAGGAATTGCAGTTCGTTGCGCAGAAGGCGCAGGCTGAGGCACTACTTCTGGAGAACCAGAAGACCCTCGCTGAGACTCGCAAGATCCTCAACGAAGCACTCGTTGCCGCTCGACGGGCATCCCTTGAGGAACGGAAGCAGGATGGCGAAGAAGCCAGAATCCTACTCCAGCTTAAGGATCTGGAAGAGCAGCAGCGCGCAAACCAACTCGACAACAAGCGCCTTGAACTAGAAGAGCGTAGAGTCGTGATTGATGAAAAGGAAGCTAGTAAACCTAAACCGGCCTAGCTTCATAACGGGAGAGAACCGATATGATTGACAGCAACCTCATCAAGTGGCTTTCGGATGATGAGGCCTCTACTCTTAAGGACTTGGAACGCCTGTTCATAAGTCCCGGTTGGAGGCACATCTGCGAATATCTATCCGGACGGGTCATGGGTACCCAGCAAGTCGTATTGAATGCGACTTCTTGGGAACAAAACCGTGAAGCAACCGGAAGACTGCGGGAACTGATGGAACTACTGGACATTGAGAACAAGTTGACGAACGAGTTCACAACACTGGCAGTAGCCAAACAAGAACAGTTCCATGAAAGTCAGGAAGATGAAGCAATGGACTTTGAGTACTAGGTCATGCCTTTACACGATTTCCGTTGCAAAACTTGCAATCACGTACATCAAGAGCTTGTCAAGTGGGACGTAAAACTCCAGACATGCCCTAAGTGCGACAATGAGAGCAAGCGTGTGTTTCTTAAATTAGCCAAACCGAACTACTTAGCGATGGGGGCGCAAGAAAACGTCTCCCCTGAGTTTGTCGAACGCTTTGATAAGATGCACCGGAAACAGAAGGAAAAAGAAGAAAAGTTTGAAGCGGAACACGGTGAAGGTCAATACTACAACCGTGCTCCCGGAAGCTGATACTTCTCCCTTTGTCATTCTTTAATCCCTCCACAATTCACATGTTGAACGGACAGGAAAGTAATTATGAATAGCATATTAGTCGATGATAACACTGAACTTCCAGGGAATGCTGATACCATTCGGAAGCAACTGAACGAAGCTATAGCCCCGCCAGAGGATAAGGAGACTTCCCCCAAGGCAGAGGACGCACTACCGGACAAGTACCGAGGAAAGTCTCGCGAAGAGATTGCAGAGATGCATCGCAACGCAGAATCAGAACTTGGCCGCAGGGCGAATGAGCTTGGACAGTACCGTCAACTGACGGATCGCTTACTGGAACTGAAGCGCCATGAAGACTTAGCTAAAGGTGGAGTAACACCCGAGGAGACTGAGCAGGATGATACACCCTTGCCAGCAATCACCGGAACGGAGTTGCTTGAAAATCCGACTTCTGCAATATCGAAGCTCTTAACTGAAAGGGACAAATCGACAGAACGGAAGCGGCAGCGCGAGGAGGCCGTAAAGGCCAAGGAAGAAGCAGAGAGGATCTTTGCAGAAACCTATCCGGATGCTGGACAGATTGTGAGTGACCCGAAGTTTGCTGAATGGGTGAAGACGTCCAAGGCACGTACTGTGCTCGGGATGAATGCAGCCAACGGCGACTTAGTAGCGGGTTCAGCCCTGCTGGAGGAATGGAAGATGACACAAGACTCGACTGAGACTGCCGAGGAAAGTGCCAAGCCTACCAAGGATCCTCTGGAGGACGCAAGGCGCGCTACAACGGAATCTACTGGACAATCTAACACTCCTGACAAGCCTACAGGTAAGGTCTACAGACGGCTCGATTTGATCCGTCTCAAACTGGAAGATCCCGAAGCATATGGGGATGACAACTTTCAGCGCGAGATCATGCGAGCGTATGCAGAAGGGCGTGTCAAATAATTTCTTTCTTTTAACAAACTCCCAACATCCCTAGAGGAATTACAAAATGGCATTTGGAACAGACCATGTAATCTCAACTGATGTTGCCAATTTTATCCCGGAGCTTTGGTCGGATGAGGTTGTTGCTGCTTATAAGAGCAACCTTGTCTACGCGAACCTCGTTCGCAAGCTGAACCATCGTGGTAAGAAAGGCGATACGGTTAAGATTCCCACCCCGACGCGCGGTTCGGCTTCTTCGAAGTCTGAGCAGGCGTTGGTTACTTTCATCGAGCACGGCACTGACGCTGGCCTCTCGGTTCTGATCGACAAGCACTATGAGTACTCGCGACTCATCGAAGATATCGTCGATGTACAGGCCCTTGAGTCTCTGCGCCGGTTCTACACCGATGACGGTGGCTATGCCATCGCTAAGGAAGTCGATACGCAGCTTATTCTGGAATGTCTCCGGGCTGACGCTACGTTGACGACTGGCATTAGCGGTGGAATCATTCAGGATCCGTACACGATCACTGGCACAATCTACGAAGGAGACGGCTCCGCTTGGGACGCCTCCACGACCTCGACCGATATCAGCGATGCTGGCATCCGCACGTTCCTCAAGTTGCTTGATGACGAAGATGCTCCGATGGCTGGTCGCGTTATGGTTGTATCGACGATTGTTAAGCAGGATCTTCTGGGTCTGAACCGCTTCACCGAGCAGGCTTACGTGGGCGAAGTAGGTGCTGGCAACAGCATCCGCAACGGCCTCGTTGGCGATATCTACGGCATGGAAGTCTACGTGACGACCAATCTGCCGACGATTGACGTCTCGGGTGGTGCAACTCAGGAGCAACTGAATCAGGTATTCCAGAAGGATGCTCTGGTACTTGTCGAGCAGATGGGCGTTCGCGCTCAGTCTCAGTACAAGCAGGAGTATCTGGCTGACCTGATGACGGTTGACAAGATCTGGGGCAACAA